CCCGCGCCACCGCCACCGCCAGAGCCGCCAGCGCTGCCAACATTGGCGCCGCCGCCACCGCCACCACCGCCGCCCCAGATTTCACCGCTTGCCGATACCAGCGTGATCGCTTTGCGCGTATACAGCGCGGTGCCGCCGGTGGCGCCATTAACCGGCGGCCCCGATCCACCATTGCCGCCATCGCCGCCGCGACCCTCGATGCGCCCCAGGACCGTCAGCAAGATCGAAGCCCCGCCCGGCCATGTGCCGATATCCAGCGCCGGCGCCGAATAGTTACTGCCGACCACCACGCCGGCCTTGATCGTGCAGCGTACTTCGGTGATTGGATCATCTTCCCAAATAGAATCGTGCAAGTCCCGCAAATTGACGTTGAACGTGTTGGCGTCGATGGTGATCAGATGCACGCCGGGCGAGCCGCCGATATCGCCGAACGTCGACGACACCTCTTCAAGCTCGACCTCGAAAAAATCCGCCCGCGGATTGAGCCGGGTAATCTGCGCGGGCACCATGACCGCAGCGCCGGTTTTATCCTGAAACGGCCAGGCGCCAATCTGATAACCAGAACCCGCCACCGGCATGTTGCCGCTATAGCGCAGAACGTTGAAGGCGATGCGCCGCGGCGGATCGCGAAACCGCGCCAGCAAAGCGTCGTTCAATCCCTTGGCGGCGTTATAATAGAAGATCCAGCGCGAAAAAACCTTTTTGATCGCGGCCGATCCATAAAGCGTCTCCGCCTCATTGTCGATGGTGTAGACCGCCGAGCTAAAATTGCTCTCCTCGTCGAGCGGCAACAGCGGATTGTTTTGCTCGTAATAGGTATAGACCTGAGTCAGTCGCTTGTCGGGCTGCTCGGTCACCTGCAGCGAGTCCGCCATATAATTGGAAGCATCAAAGACCTGCGCCGTTGCTCCGATCGGCCGCAAGACCTGCAAGCGGATCTGCAGCGCGATGTCATCCCACCAGACAACTAATCCGACTTGCTCGATGAGCTCGGAAACGAGCGTCGCTACGGACGTAGGTTCGACGATGATGCCGTAATATTGTTGGCCGGAATAATCGGCGATTTCCTGATCCCAATTAGCGATGGTGATGTAGCTTTGCGGAACGCCGGCATAATTGACCAGCAGACTGTTGATGATGGTGGATGGCGACAGAGTATCGAATTCCAAGCACTCCTGTACGCGCTCGCCCGCGTCATGGGCAATCGCCTGTGTGCCAAATCGGGCGCGCGTAACCGTGAAGGTATCGCCAGCGGCGACGGTCACATAAACCAATTCCGAGCCGCCGATGTTCAGATAGACGTTGATGCCCGAATAGGTGCCGCCGATTCCGGCCGGCGAAAGCGTGATCGATGTGGTGCCTGAGCTAATGTTGGCGCTCAATGAGCCGCCGGACGGCTGCGGCGCCAGCGCCCGGTCGCCGTCGGCGAATTTCAAAATGTCTTTGGCGACGATGGTGAATTCGCCCTTCGCAGTCGGCCCGTCGGTGCTCTCGATGGCGAAATTGCGGATTTCCATCTGCGCGATGGTTTGCCCGAGCACGCCGTTGATGACGCGCAACGGATAGCCGCGCAGCCGCACCCCATAGGTGGCGCGAAATTTTCCCCAATAGGTTCCGCTGTTGAAACTGTCGGTATCGAGAATATGCCGGTGATCGCGAAATTTCACGGTCACGGTGGCCCGCACCCCCAAATCTTCGCCGAGCGAAATTGTCGCGGGATCGATAACGACGGAAATGATGCTCGGAATCGCATCGATCGAATTGGGCAAATAGCCGGTATCAATCGCCCAGCGCAGCGTCCGCAATGGCGGCAACAGCGCCGCCGCCGTCCCGGTGGCGATCGGCGTGAAATTAGCGCTGCGGCGCGAGAACCGGCAGAATGTGAATTCGTCCAGATAGCCAATATATCGCCCTGACGTGTCCTCGCCGTCCTGGCCGATAGCAAACAATCCGCTCGAGTCGTTGATTGATCCGGTGATGGTGTTGGTTGCTTGGAGAACGCCATCGACGAACAGCCGCAGCGTCGTGCCTTCGCGATTGAACGAAACATGATGGTAGGCCGAGGAGACACCGAACACCGTCGTTCCGGTGCAGGCGATTTCCGTCGAGCCCTGGTAGACCAGGCCGCGGACATGCCCGGCGGTGTCGAAATCGATATTGAAGGCCCGCGTGGTGTTGGCGCCGCCGACGCCGGCGCGCTGGCCGCAAATGTTGCGTTCGGTCCCGGTGGCAACATCTTTCCAAAAATAAAACTCAAAACTGAAATCAAAGGCGTCGAGCGTGAAATCGGTACTATCCAGCGTCGTTATCCGGCCGGTGCCGTCGAAATACAATTGGCCATAGCCAAAGGCAGGACCGTCGACATGCCAAACGACTCCACCGCTCGCCGTCCAAACATGGACGGAGCCGGCGGCATTGCTATCGAAAACATTGATCGCCTCGTTGGCGACGTCTTCGACCGACGGATCGAGCGGCAGATGGATAAAGCATCTGGTGTCCGGCAAATCCGCTTCGATGTAAATGAGCGCCTTGGTCACGCGATGCCCGCCATTTCGAGAGTTAAGGCGACGCGGCGGTGATCAGGCGAGACCTGCGGCTCGGCGTCGTTGAGCAGCCAAGCGAAGCCGGTTTCCAGCGGATATTCGGCCGGCGCCCAGGCCCAGAAAAACGGCGCTTCCTGCGCGGCATTGAGGAACGGATCGATGCTGGCGCGATAGAACGTCGGCGTGAAGCCGAAGAATTCGGCGATCGATTGGCGGCTTTCGGAAAGCACGATGCGGCCGAGAAAATTGCCGCTCTCCGACATGCCGTTGATGACCCGCGTCCTGCGGCCAAATGGGATCGGAACGTGGGTCACGTCGATCTTGATGCCGCGCTCGAGCACCAGCAGCCTGCCGCAATAGAGCACCGCCAGCTGCGGCAGGCCGTCGTCGGGAACGGCCGACAGATCCAGCGTAATGGAAAATTGCGAATAGACCGCCTGGGGAAAGCGAAAGATCGTCGGCGTGTCGTCGGGCAACAGCGTCGACGATACCAGCGTGACCGGCGGCGAATGCCCGGAATCCTCGATGACGATCGGAATGTGGTTGCTACCGAAATTATGCCCGGCAATGGCGATGTAATCGATCGGCAGCGCCGAGCCGGTATTGACGGTGATGATTTCGTTGCCGGTATTAATGCCGCCTTTCCAATACAGATGCGTTGCCGGGTTGGCGACGTTGGTGATCGGAAAGCCCACGGTCTCCGTGGTTGCCAACAGTCCGGCAGATGTGACGATATTGTCATAGCCGATCAGCGGCACGCCCGCAGGGTTGTCAGTGATTGGCGAGTTGGATCCGACGACAACGCTCATTTAGGTGCTCACTTTCAGGCGATAGCCATCACGCTGCGCGGTGTTGAGCGCATCGACCAGGCCGCGCAGCATGTCGCCGGTATAAAGATCTTTTGGACCGATGCCGGAGAGAATAATTTCGCGCGCCCGGCTGCCGCGGCCGCCGGCCGGCGTCACGTCGACCTGTTCGCCTGGCGCCAGCGCCAGCGGGATCAGCTTGGTGTCGACGCCGGAGACGCCGCCCGGCACCTTGAAGGAGCCACCCTTGGCCAACGGCGTGGCAATGATGCTGGCGACCAGCGCCAGGCCGGCAGCGACCGTCGCCGCTGCGGCGGCGGCGCCGAACGGGAAACCGCCGAATAGCACGTAGGCTTTGGTTGCCGCCTCATAGGTGTTGATAGTGGCCGACGCGATTGCCGCGGCTTTCGCGGCGAGCGCATAGGATTTATTTTGCTCGGAAGCCGCCTGAAAACCGGATTGCAGATTGCTGAAGTAATTCCCATAAGCCGCGGCGGCGTCGCCGGAAGCTTTAATTGCCGTTTTGGTGAATGTGTCCTGAGAGATGGCGGCGTGATCGAGCTCAAGCCGCGCCGCCGCAACTTTTTGCTGGAACGTGTCCCACGGCGTGAGCTCGGCCTGCGTCAATTGCGCGCCCTTGAGCTTGATCAGCGCATCATTGAGTTGCTGCGCTTGCGGTCCGAGCTTGACCAGGCCGTCATTGGTGATGGTGATCTGATCGTTGAGCAGTTTCATGCCGCCGGCGCTGGTCAGGAAGCCGGGTGCCAGCTGGCCGATGAACTTGTTCGATACATCCTCAGTTTGCAACGCGATTTTCTGCAAATGCTGCTCGAACGTCTCGAGCTCCTTATTTTTTGATGGATCAAAAACCGGCGGCGCCGCAGCGGCTTTTTTGGTCTTGTCGACGTAATCGTCGAGGCCCTTTCCCAGCATCTCGAATCCGCCCTTGACGTAATCGGCCGCACTGCCGATCGAATTGATGCCGTCGACAACTGACTGCGTCTGACCGCCGGCGCCGAAGGCCGTCAATGCCGCGCCGAGCGAACTAATGGCGCCGGAAATATTGCCGGCCGCGAATTGCTCGCCCGCTTGATTCAGCGCATTGAGTCCGGCCGTCGTTGACGCGAGAAATCCGCTTAGATCTTGTAGCGCCTTGCGCACCTCGACGATTGCAGCAGCCAGCTTGCCGGTGAAAGCCTCGACCAGCGACTCGCTGCCCTTACCGGCGCCGAGCAGCGCCTCCGCCAGGTCGTTCATCGCTCTGAGCAAGCCACTTTCGCCGAGAATGCTCGCCACCGTGCCCTGTTGCGCGATGGCCAGGCTTTTCATGGTGTCATTGAATGCTTGCGCTTCCGGTGAAATTCGCGCCAGCGCATCGGTATATTGGCGCATTCCATCGGTCTGCGTCTTGATCGCGTCCGAGCCTTCGTTGAGGAATGGAATCATGTCGGCGCCGGCCTTGCCGAACACGGCAACCGCCAGAGCCGTCTTCGTCGTGCCGTCGCGGAACTTGCTGAAGCTGTCGGCGACCTCGTTCAAGATTTGATCGGCCGATTTCAATTGGCCGTTCGAGTCCTTGATCGAAATGCCCATCGCGTTGAAGGCGGCCGCCTGCTGGCTGCTCGACTCCTGCGCGGCAATCATATTTTTCGAAACCTTAGAGAGCGAATTGCCCAAGGACTCGAGCGAAACGTCGGACAGCGATGCGGCGGCCGAGAGCGCGCTCAGTTGGTCGACCGGAATGCCGAATTTTTGCGAGGCCTTGCCGAGCTTATCGGCGGCGTCGATCGCAGCGGTGATCGACTCGACCACCGCGGAGAAGGTTTTCTCGACCGCCTTTTCCAGGCCGATGCCGGAAGCAACTTCGGCCATGCGCTTACCGAAATCGCCTAGCGCCGATGTCGATTGCTTCAAGCTGTCTTCGAACTTGGCGCTATCGAGGCCGAGAATGACTCGCAATGCACCAATGGTTGCTTCGCCGGCCATGGTCTATTGCTCCGTGAGCGCCTTGCGCCGCTGCTGACTACGATACCACTGTTCCATCAGTTGTGATTGCTCTTGCCAGGTCTGTCGCTTGCGCCGCTGGCGCACGAATAGAGTTTCGACTTTGGGCAAGCGCTTCGATCGCGACAGCGCAGCGATGTTCCAGGCGAGAATCACCCGCGCATTATGCTCGTGATTAAAGGCGGCGCCCGCAGCGTCGAGAGCGAGAACGACAAACTTGATACTCGAGCGCCAAAACAGGTCGATGTCGTATCCGTGAATCAGCCAATTACGGATGACGTCGTCCCATTGCCACTGATTGCCGGCGCCGCCTTCAGAGGGCCCGGCGTATCATCTCCGCGGCCGAACTGGATGGTCCAGACATCGCCGAGCCGTTTCATGAATTCCGGCACTGTGAGCTCGTCGAGCAGGATCGAGGCATCGCGTTCGGAAATCTCGGGATGATGCAGCGCCAGGCCGCAATGAAAGCAGGTCAGCATCATATGCCAGCCCCAACCATCGCGGTTGGCATCAGCAAAGATTTTCGGCCACGGCCGGCCGCCGCAAGATTGCTCGAGTCTGGCCAGGCCCAGCGTTCCGAGCAAAAAGACGTAGGTCTTGCCGCCGATCGTGAACTCGATTTCGCCCTTTTGCGGATTGGCGGCCATTAAGTGCTCCCCACCGTCAAGTCACCGGTCACTTTGAACGTCGCGGTGGCGCTCATTTTGTCGTCGAACGGCATCGACATTTCGTAGCCGGTCAATTCGCCATCGAAGAACCAAGTGACGCCGTTGGGGAACGACAGCCGCAAGTGCCGCCGCCGCGAGACGCCGACCGGCGTCGTCAAGATGGCGAACAGAAAATCGTCAGTGGCGGCGCCCGGAACGAAATTCATCTCGAAGGAGAATTCGCCGCCGTCGGTCATCCCCGAAATATATTCGCGGCGCCGGTTCGGCGATTGCATGTGCGAGACATCGATTTGGTCGAGCGTCGCGCTTGGCGGCGTGATGTTGGTGACCTCTTGCATGGTTTGCAAGACGTCAGGCGAATCACCGGTGGAAATTTCCACAACTGATCCGTAGCCTAGCAAGGCGTTAGCCATGGTGCAGATCCTTTCAGCTTAGTCGGCAGAAAGCGCGGCAGATTAACCCGCGGCTATTTTGGCAGCAATGCGGGCCGCCTTGGCCGCCGCCCTGGCGCGGGCTTTTTCAATCTCAACGGTCATTTGCTCGGTGATGATTTGCAGCGCTTGGTCGCGCTGGCCGTGCCAGGCCGGGCGCATGAACGGTTGCGCCGCATTGTGCACCGTGCCGAATTCCTGAAAGATACTTTGCGGCACCGGGCCGGCTTCGACCACCACCTCGACGGTATTCTGCTTGTCGTATTCGCCGCGGCTCGAGCGCGTCATTTTCGACGGTTGCGCCGGCGCTACGCTAATCGAGGCGATCAGGTTGCCGGATGGCCCGCGCGGCGCCAGCGCGGCGGCGGCATCGGCGATCGGCTGCCCAGCTTGTAGCAAGACCCGGCGCATGACGTTGGCCTGCGTTGCGCTGGTGAGTTCCTCGAGCGCGTCGATCGTTTCCGACAGCCCCTCGACGGTAACCGTTTTGGTGGTGACGGCCATTAGCTCGCCGCGTAAGCCAATAGGTAGTCCCGCGACATGCGAAACATCTGCGTGACATCGTCGAATAGATCGCGGCCGTTGTGCTGGAAAATGGCACGAATGTCGACAAAGTCGGTCGGGCCGTTCGGGCTATAAGTTTGCCGGCCGGTAAAGCCCGACAGGCAATCATGTGCGGCGTCGGCCAGGCTGACCGATTGATCGTGCTTGTCGCCCCAGGAATCGACTTGCATATAGATGCGCTGCAAGCCGCTGTCGCCGAGATAGTGATAAGTCGAAAAATCGGTGATGCGGAAATAGACCAGGCTCGGCGAGCGCATCCCCTGCGGCAATTGCACCGGATAGACGCGGCCCTGGCAAATAGTATTGACCGCGGTGTTGGAAACCAGAAGCTGCCGAAACGCCAGGCGGATATCCTTCATCGCGTCACCCAGTGCCCGAGCCGGCGGCGAAACCCGCGCCAGCGTGAATGACCGTCGTTAATGCCGCGGGATCACCGGGCCGGCGTGTTGCCAAAACCCGCAATCCCTCATGCCGGCCGATTTCGAGTACGGCGTAAATGTCATAAATCGAGCGACCGGGAATTGTCGGGGCGTCAGCATCGGCCGCGGGCTCGATCAGCCGATCGGTCGGCTGTAGGTCGGCGAGCTCGTCGCTCCAGCGCAAGCGGAATTCGATTTGCTCCTTGGCCTCGAGTTGTTGCGAGCCATAACGTTCGAGCCCGGTCACCGGCGATTTCGACGCCCAGCGGGCAATGCCGCCGATCGTGGTCCAGGTTTCCAACGGCTC